AGGCTTATAGTGCTTTCGATACTGCGCAACGCATATCTGTTTTCGAGAACTACAAGAAGTTCCTAGGTGACATTATACCTGAGGCGGATATACAGCGTATGGGTAAGAGGGAGTTTGAGCAGTTAGCTGGTGACCTTACCAATAACACCTATATGAATTATGACCGAATCAATAAGGGTGTACGTGGACTATCCAGATACGGCATCCTCAATGAGTTTGGGGCATTCAATGTTGAACTAGCCAGAACCACTTGGAATCAAGCAAAGCTATCCAAGCAAATGACCGATGGTACATTTGCCAATATGTTGCAGGACAAGTACGGGGTACAGTTGAACTCCGACACGGTACGCAGAATCAGGGTTGAGGGATTAAAGCGTGCAGCCGCACTTACTGCCGTACTTACGGCTGGCTCTGGTGTAGGCATAGTTGCTAACAGGGAGGCAGGTATAGATGAGGAGAAGGAGCAGGCAATGCGAGAGACCGTATTCGCACCCTGGGAGGAGAATCAATCATTACACATCCGTAAGGATGGTAACAAGATTCGCATAGCCAACTTGGGCTACCAGATTCCTACTGCGGAACTCTCCTCAATAGTGGACTCCGCTCGGAAGGGTGAAAGCTTTATGGATGGTATGAACCGATTCATTGATTCCACTTGGAGCAAGTTCGGCGGTGACCTTACTATCAATCTTAAAAACATCGTGGCCGCAAACAACAATGTTGATCGCAATGGCCGACAGATTTCCGACAAGGTTGATGGTCTGTCTAAAAATCTAGATCTAGCTACTTGGTATCTTAAGGAGAATTTCACTCCAGGTACTATATCTGACTTTCAGAAACTTGACGAGCGCGAATCAACGGACAACATCCTTCGATACACACTCGGCTACCGGGTTCGTAACCTCGATATGATGGAGAGTGTCGGGTACAAGTTCAGAGATATTAGGAAGAGCCTGAAGGGTATCAGCTCCAAGTACAACTCATCCAGTTTCAATGATGCAGATATGTCGGGTTCTTACCAAGAACTCAACAAGGTGTACCGCTCCCAGATGGAGCAAGGCGTACGTCACGTCAATAACCTACGTACACTGGAAGCCTCTGAAGATGAGATTAAGAAAGCTCTAAGCAAGACCTTCACTAAGTCGGACGTTGAGAATATAATGGCTGGCAATGTTCCAGATATGTCAATCTCAACTGGCGTACCATCCAATCGCATTGATAAGAGAGCACGTTATGTACAACTCGCTGGCAGGATGCCGGAAGAGATGGCAATGAAGATGCTGCGGGATGACTATGACCGGGGTAAGCTGAAGCTAGGTGACGTACAAGCAGTAATGCGTCAGATACAAATGAAGCAGTACCCAAGGTAACGAAAAGCCCCGTCCTTCACACACAAAGGACGGGGCTACCGTAACGAAGCAAGGAGTTAAATAGGACATAAACCGATCCCGCTGCGGATTACTCCAACAGCTTACCTTACTATTTCAGTGAGAGAAGGAAGCAAACTCACTGATAAACATTATACACTATAGTTTTCTATATTCAACAAGAACTTCCTTTAACTTTCTCTTTTCATCTTGGAGAGTTTTACGCTGATCAGTCATACGATCAATACGATAGGATAGAAGTCTGGACTCCTGGCGGATCATATCAATCTGAGTCTGGATGCGCTCAATATTCTCTTCGTTGTTTTGCATAGGGGTAACTTGGGGCTTGGTATCCTTCTTGTCAACAAATAACTCGGGAAAATTTAAACCTTCTAGTGGATAATTCATAACCTCGTAGCAGAATTTATCACGGGCAATAGCGGCCTCCTTCTCGTCAGTAAATGAGCCAAGGTATTTCGTCTTGCAATCGTGGTCCTTACCTAGACCTACCTTCACCACGAACTTAGGATTGTTTGCCGATACCTGTACACCCCTGTACTTGGATTTACCGCGAACCTTTTGGTGTCCTCGGAGATTCTGTGATCGCGTGACGTACCTAAGGTTGGCGGGTGAGTTGTCTAACTTATCTCCATTGATATGATCAACGTCATAGTTCTTTGGCTTCGGTCCAATAAAAGCCATTGCCACCAAGTCGTGAACTTTCGTGGTTTGAGATCCTATCGCCATCTTTTGATACCCACGTTTATCATTACTGCCGAATGTCCGACCCCTGCTCCAATTCCCTTTTGTTTCCACACTGCCATCCGAGTAGCAGGTTACTCTTCTTCCGTTTACGATTATATCCTTTGATTCTTCTGTAGCTATCATAATTCCTCCGCGTTAATGATGTGTGCGCTGCGATTGTATAGGTAACCGGTACGCTTGGTTATTATCTGTACTGCCTCAAAGTCCGTAGTCCAAGGCATCTCACGAGCCTCGAAACCGAAGTCATAGTCATCCCGAATTAGCTTCGAGATATTCCAGACGTGCAGCAGGTGCTGGTATCCGGTTACGTAAAGGAAGTCCTTCTTCATTGACTCAGCTATTCCGATATTGGTATCAAGCTTTAGTTGCTCGATGATCCAGGGATCGTATGCCTTTCGGCGTACCTTGATCTCGACTAGGTAATCAATACTCTGGTAATCAAAAGGACTGAACTCGTCCTCGGCCTTGATCAGCTTATTCATCTTAGGAAAAGCTGTCATTATATGTTGTGCTACTTGTTCTTCTGTCATTATCCGAACCTCCCTGTGCAGTGATAGAATTTAAACGTACCTCCGATATCACGCTCACCTTCACGGTTCTTAGCAATCTCGTAGGTTAGACTGGTATAACCACCACGAGCATCTTGACTCTTTGACGAATCAACATCCCCGTTCGATGGGTACATAAGCAGAACAACGTCGGCATCATTCTCGATGTCCCCGGAATCCTTGAGGTCATACAGTTTGAGTCGGCCATTCTTGGCTCCCTCTCGGTTGACCTGTGCTAGTAGGATGATGGCGATATTAAGATCGATAGCCATCTGCTTAATTTTGTGAGAGATACTTGCGATGCCCTCGGCCTTACCCATCTTGGAAGAGAAAGGTATTAGCTGTAAGTAATCAATGACCAGTAGCTTTACTCCGTGCTTATTGACGAACTGCCGTGTCTGGCTGTACAGGTCATCTGCACTCTTGACTGCGTGAGATGTGTACACTGGCATTGTCTTGAGGTCAGAGATAGTCTCGTGAACCCGCTTGACCTGCTCTGGCTTAGCTACGTTGTCCTCCACGCTGCGAAGATTAACACCTGAGATAACTTGAGTCAGTCTCTTGGTAAGCTGCTTCTGAGGCATCTCCAGTGAGAAGACTCCGCAGGCGTGACCATCCTTTGCGACCGCTTGGGATACAATGTAAAGGGCCAGTGCTGACTTACCGCAGGAGGTAGGTGCAGCCACGGTCATTACTTCACCAGCAGCGATCCCTCGATTACCAAGCTCACTGTCCAAGTTATTGGTATGAGTCTTCACTACATCGGGAACGTAATCCCCGGACTGCATCTTGGCGATGTCATCCAGTAGTTCATCCGCTGAGGAACCAATACCAGATTTATTCTGGCTGAACAGGGGACGCTCAGTAATCTCAGCTTCTAGTGTACTGCGAATCTCGTCATAGGTAAGAGCCTCGGACTCCACATTCTCGACGGCGACCCGGCAGGACCTCATAATCTCACGGAGACGAGCCTTCTCTGCTACGATATTTGCGTAGTACTTAGCTGTAAGCTCACTGTAAACGCCGTCAACAATAGCAAGGATACCTGCTATGCCTCCAACGCTGTCAAGCTCACGTACGGACTTCAGGTGCTCCGAGATAGATACTTCATCAATTGGCTGGCTGAGCTGTGAGAGTGCTCCTATGGCCTCGTACAGTAGGCGGTATCTTTGTACGTAAAAATCCTCTGCTTCTAATATTGGGCGAACTACATCGTATACGGATGAATCCCCTGTGAACAGGCAGGATGCAATTAATTTTCTTTCAGCCTCAACGCTATGTGGCTGTGTGTGTGTCAGTAGATTTGTTTCGTTCATTATCAAGTAATTCTACCAGAGAACGAAGGACTTGTCCAAGGGACTTGTAAGCTACACGGTTTCCTTCCGGCATTTTATAACTATCAATAGTGTTATAGATGGAGAGGGATACTTCGGCGGCTTCGTTTATTTTAGTCATTTCGTTACGGTTTGTGTCGTTATTGTTTTTAGTCATAAGAATTACTTGCCCCTCACTGGATTGTGAAGGGCAAGCATCTTAGCACAGGGACTTACTCTGACTCAGCTCTTTCGAGCATCCCTATGGCTATCAATGAGTAGCCAATCAGGTCGCGGAATATGTCCTTGGATTGGTCGCCGCTGGTGTTAACCTTTAGCTGACCGTCCTTACAGAAAGCCTTCGCTCTCTGGATCTTGTCCTGCATCCGAATGCAGACTCCAGTCATTGGATGAACACCGTACTCGGCGGAGCTGTCGAAATTTGCAAAGGGGTTATTGCAGCTTTCTCCTCCGGTATAATCCGAGCACTTGTTAGCGGTCATCTCCAGAATGGAATCAACTTCATCCCGGCGGAATTTATCCCACCAGACTTTATCGAATGATGACACGCTTAGAATGGGGTATTGTCATTGGTTGGCGCACTTGCAGCTTTAGGTCCTGCGGAACCGCCGCCTGGGGCAGCATCCACTGGGTTCAGTGCCAGTGACAGGAAGTTAGTACCGCTCTTGGCTGTCTTCTTCCAGCCCTTGAGGTAGTACTCCTTACCCTCGACATTAATCTTCCCGCTGTAGTCAGGATGATTTGGTTTTTCTTTACGGTCATTGACGAAGAATGTACCGGAGTTTGTGTTATCGTATTCAGACATAATATTTCTTTCTTTATTGGTGGTTATTAGTTGTTGGAGGCACTGTCATCCATCTTTACAGCACGGATTCTAGTGTCAGGTTGTTCTAGCTTGACGCTCAAGTGTTTAGCTAGTGCGTCGATCTTTTGACTAAGCATTTGATTCTGCTTTTGCAATAGAATGTTCTCAAGTTTAACCCCTGCCAGGGTGTCACTGAGTTCCTCAAGGATAGTGTCGTAGTGACGCTCTACCTCCTGAAGGGTTGAAATGATGTCGGTGATTTCGTTTTGTAAGTCCATATTATTTGTGCGCAAAAGAATGTTTCGCTTAGAATCCCTGTGTTTGTTTGGTTGTAGGCTTAGGCAAATTGCTGCCGTGGTTGTTAGTAGCATCTGGATCTTTGGTATCGTCAATAGCAAAGAGTCCATTCAGTGCATATTTTCTAGCGTAGGATGAAGCACTGCCGGTAATCTGGGCATCATCCATACCCTTCTTTGTCTCAGCCTCACGAGCGAAGGCATCTACATTAATGAAGTTCTCATTGCCATTTTCAGTTGATGCAAGAACGGCAGTTGACTTGACGTATACTCGACCACCGACCTCAACAATGCTGTCAGTGATGACTAGAGTACAAGCCCACTCAGCAAGCAACGGCTTGACGGCTGTGAGGATGTCCTCGGCGGAACGGTAGCGGTAGCCCCCGAACTTATTGGTCTGCCCCTTGGGAGCTTTAAGAGAGGACTGAATGCCCTGTAGTTTTTGTTGTATGTTCATTGTTTTATTCTCCTTACTCATATGTATTTTTGGTTAGTTTACGGAACAGCTCTTTGCGCTGCTTTTGATTTTTGCAAGAAGCAAGATCACCTTCACTTGCTCCTAGGTCTTTTAACTCTGATACTTGTTCGGCTGCTGTCAAGCTATTTGCAAACTTTCTTGTAAGTTGTGTAAGTCCCACTGGATGAAGGACATCTGTCACTTCCTGCTCCAAGTAAGCGGCCATTGCATCCAAGGTATCTGGCAAATCTTCCTTCTGACCCTTGCACATCTTGAGGAAAAAGTTCTCCACCTTCCCAAGAAGACTGTTAGCTTGGCGGGAGATTACACCTCGTACCATTCCAGTCTGGTGGTCGTGGTCCAGCACCCAGTCCTTTGTCTTGATGCCCAGGATGGGACAGGAGACTGGCTTGTTAGCCTCCCGGAACTCCTTGATTTGATTCTGTGATAGGTATGTCATAGTGAGTTAGTAGGCTCGCCATTAAGTGCAGCGATGGCCTGCTTGAGTTGATTGTTTTCCTCCTGTAGCCGGATGTTCTCGCTTCCCAGGTAGATGAAGTCCTCCTTTAAATCAAGGATGATATCCTTGAGTGATGGTTCGTTTATGTTATTAGTCATAATATATGGGTAGTAATGTTCAGTTACCTTCGTAACTCATAATATATGCGCACTACTGGGCTGGTAGTTTATAATTAGGTAGCTTGAACTGCCGCCGCCATAGTGCGTAGGTTGACTTGTGGATGCCGGACTGATCAGCCGCAGTCTCAAGGGATATACCCCTGTCCCGCATTGAGTCAATACTTTTAACTACCTCGGCCTTCTCCTCGGTGCTGAGTCGGTGAGTAAGTCGGTTGCAGTTACTGCCGGGAATGAAGTTCCGTGTCCCTGCTGCTGCCTCCAGTCTCTCATTGTCCTCG